ACTCCAAGCACCAAAAAGAGCGCACCTTAACGATGCGCGCTTCTCGGGTTATATGGTCTACTTTGTCCTCGTTGACAAAATATTTCAAGGGGCCTAGTAAGTAGCACCAAACTTACATCATCGGTCACTTTCATTTTTTGTTTTTGGTGGTGCTTTTTATAGCTGGGGCAGGAATCGAACCTACATTATACGGGTGAAAAGTCCGTTACTCTAACCGTTGAGTTACCCAGCAACCTACTATAAGGAGACAACCAAATGGCGCAGGTCCTTCCTACTTCATTGGATAATACTATAATACCACTCAATACAGCGCTTTTACTGTCAACTTTCTTTCATTTATCTCCCAGAAATCTGTATTCAAGCAATTCCCCAGCTTTATAGGCTTCTGCGAATTCTAATAAAGCCCGATCTAGCAATCTATAGTATTCACTTTCCGAATATCCCAGACTTGGATAAATAGCCTTGTCTTGTCTAAATCGTACTCGGCAATATCGCTCAATCAAAATCTGTGATAGGTTGAGATCAGATAGCCGGTTAATAGCTGATGCCATAAGTTCCAGCTCTTGCTGTGCGCTCACCCGTCTAATCACCATCTGCTCAGTTTGCCGGCTTGGAGAGCTTGGAGCGCTCTTTGGTTCCAGGGAATAAGTAGCTGTGACTTTTGGGCTGTATTCTTCCCCAGCGATTCTTAACAGTACGCGGTAGTTTTTTAGGGTGTTATCTGCGTTCTCCTTTGTTTTGTTCTTTAGCACTTCTCCGAAAAGCATTCAATCCCACCCTTCCATTTTAGATATTAAGTTCAGCGCTTCTAATTTCCGTCTTAAACGGCGCTCTCGCTTGCGTTCTTCGTTTCGCTTGTAGTTATGATTATCTCTGTAGAATCGTTCGACCAGGTCCTCGCTAGACCGTCCTGGACCTACTTTGTCAAGTGACTCTTTCATACATTCGTAGAGCAGATCAGTTTCTACAAAACCTACAAACTTCGCGATAATTGCAGATGATGGCATTCTGTTCTCTTTCTTGTATTTTTCATAACGCGCTCCGTCTTGGTATGCATTGTGACTTTTCGCGGCTTTGAAAAAATCATAGATAGAGTCAAACTCAGCTATCGCCTTGTCAGCTTCCTGGAAAAATTCTTCTTTCAATTCCATCATCTTCCCCAGTCTTAATCGTGATTAGCTCAGCATTTTTCATAATATTGTCCATAATGAACTGACACAATTCTTCTGGTGTCAGATCACCCTCCAACTCCGTTCTCATCTGCTACCTCCTGTAATTGCCAAGCCATACGCGAATTATAATCATTGTTCAATTTGTTTATAATCACGTCCTGCATGGTGTTTTTTTCTTCGATCTTCTCTAGTTCGTCCTTTTGTGTTTGGATCGTCCGCTGTAGATCGCTGTTGCTCGTCTCAAGTATTCGGACTCGTGCGTTTAGGTTGATACATACCACGAATAGGACGAAGAATACAAACGCGACATTCGCGCATACTAACTTTACATTATTTGTCATCGCTTGTCCTCCGAGATCAGATCTTTGTAAAATTGACCTATACTGTCAATTCTTACATAGCCTCCGTTGCCAGTGAGAATATGTGTACAGCACCGATCTCCACCATCGTCAAGTACCAATTTTAAACACCGTTCACCGAATAAATCATACTCGGTTACGGCAACAATTTTTGAGGTATTTACAATGAATTTAGTAAAAAACTTTTCAGGTTTTTCTAAACCTAGCATTAAAAATTTCATTATTTCTCCTTTCTATTTTTAAAAGCTATCACACTGGCCCAGATCAAACCAGAGAGCCAGACCAGTGCGAGTAGTAAGTATATAAAGTTTTGTAGGGTCATTGTTTCGTTTCCCCCGTCATTCTATTTCTTTCTACTCTCAATTTAAAGCTAGTTCCATCACCGAAACATACTAGAGTTGTTTCTTCTTCCCACTGACTCTTAGAGTATGGATATCTTCTTGGTCTACTCATGTTTAATCCTCATTCATTTCCTTAAGGGTATCCCACATACCTTTATGCAGGTTTGTGATGTTCTTCATGTATCGTTTCCTTGCTGGAATCCTCTTAAAATCCCACCATTCAGATCCATCATACTCAGCTCTTTCAATCCACCAATCATCACCAACTAACACAAGGTCTGTGGCAACATGTTGAGCACCAAACCCTGAGTCATAATCTGTCTTCTTAGCTACACTTTCAAAGTTTTCTTTTGTTACCTTGAAGTCGTCTCCTTGGATAAAGAGTACATCCTCAAAAGTTTTATCATTTTCCTTTAAAAACTCAATAGTTTCTTCCCATAAATTACTCATTCTTCTTACTCCTCATAATCCTCAGGAAATAATTCTTCCATAATCTCAAGAGCAAATTTTTGTCCATCTTTTATAAATTTAATATATTCTTCATCTGATATTATCATTATTCTACCAATTTCGATCATCAATAAATAATGTCTTACAGTCTAAGCAAAGCCTAATACTTACTGGTTTAGTTCCACCTGTGTGATTATCAATATACTTCCAATCAGTATGGTGATGTACTGAAGAAGTGGAATAACAATTTGGGCATACTAATTTATTCATTCCTCCACCTCCTCAATCTCAATCCCTGGGCAATCAAACACCCATCCAAAACCAGCATCTTCTAACTCTTTGCGAGTGTGTTCTGTACGAAATTTCTTGTCAATTTTTAACGACGATAACACCCAAGCACGTTGAAATTTGATAAAGTTTAAGTAATTAAAATCATTACTTTCCATCCCTTTAAATCTTACATAATACCGCTTCTCTTTCTTGACCTCGTAGCCAAACTGGTGCATATTGACTAACGTTTGAAAAGGCTTGGTTTCACCGTCAATGATCCATTCTTCAAATTCGTTTAGATCTCCTTCATCGTATACACTTGGTATATGATCTATGCATCGAAATAGAGCGATTTCAAAATCATCTTTATGTTCTTCATACCAATCTGCTACAAACTGCGGTACTGTGACTTTCTGTGGTTCGTCTAGTTGTTCGATCATATCAATAAAGGCTTTCTTCCCCATTTGAACGATAGATGCATATTCCATTTCTTCAAAATGTTTTATCAGCTCTTGTTTATTCATTCTTTAACTCCTTTTTTCAAAATCAAGGGGGAAAATCCCCCTCGCATTAGTTTTCCTTTTTCTTTAAAACAAAGGCCAGTGTAGCTACCGAGACACCAAGTGCTACAAGTGACAATCCAAGGTCTGATCCAGTCGCAGGCAATACCGCTGGTGCGCTGTACGCTTCGACTGTTTCTTCAGATTCGTTTTTCGCGTGGTTTTCGCTTGATTTTTCACGCAATTTTACGATCTTCACTTCTTCGACTTTCGGATCTTCGTTTGTTTTTGACGCTGGTGTGTTTGGCTTGTCTTCTTTCGGCTGTGGTTTTGGTTCGTCGCGTTTTGGATCTGGAATATCAATAATAAGCTCTGGTTTGTCCAAGATCGGAGCTGGTGGCATTAATGGAACATCTTCAATATTGATCTCTGGTTTATCCAATATCGGAGCGTCGAACGGTACCACTCCGCCTTGCCACTCGGGCTTAT